GAATCCTCAAATCCGCTTTCTCGCTTAATGTCTATAAAAAAGTAGTCAACAAGAAAGGACAACTCGTAAAAGTTTCCAAAAAAGACACAAGCTTCGATCCTCCAGAAGAAATGAAGGATTGACAGCGGCAACTTTTACGCCATCATTTTTGTCGGTCCAAATTCGGGCAGAAGCAATACCAATATCAACCAAATCTCTGTTTTTTGTTTTTTCAATAAAATCCCAGTCGTTTGTTTGCTTTACATAATCGATCATAATCTCTTCTGCAATTTCAACTTTCGGACGGTCTTTTATCTGCATATACAAATCCAATTCCTCTTCGTCTTCCGGAACAAATCCTTTTGGGGTTAAATCAATTCCTAATACGTCTTTTGCTTTTTCAAGCATTGGTTTGGCGTACATTTTTGTTTTGAACAAATCGATTCTATTTTGTTTTAATTTTACAGAAACAGCATCAAACGAACGTATGTTTAGATTATAGAATTTATCTGAAATTCCATTGGAAACAATACGGCAAAACTTTTGGGAAAGATTCAGTTGCTCCCAATCTAAATTGAGATAATCCAAATCGCCTTTGTTTCTTGAAATCAAACTTTTGTCGGAAGCACTATCCGCTTCTCCACGAACAAAAAGGCGTTTTCTACGAATCCATTCACGTCGTGTTGAGAAAGTACAGTCTTTACTCATTATCCCTCCATTGAACCATTCCTGTTCAATAAAATGAGCCATTTGCAATCCGTAAGTGTCTTGTTCTTTTTCAGAATCAGGAGCTAACGGATCAGGAATTTTATAAGTATTTTTAGTTGGAACAGTACTCATGGTTTAGTCTTCTTTAATGGTTGATAGATTGCCTTTGTTATTGTATTTTTGAAAAGGAATTGCTCTTTTCTTAATTTCTTTTGTTTTACTCTCTCGTTTCTGATTACCTAATCTAGATAATGAAGAACTGATATAAGCATCGTATTTTGTTCTGGCTTGTGGGTCAACATCTTTCCATTGCATTAAGGTTCTGGTAAAAACCATATCTCCCATTTGACCTATCTGTCGATTAATTCCTTCACGGGCAAGGCCAACATAATCTTCGATATAACTTTCAATTGCGTAAAATTGTTGATCTCCAATTTTTGCGTCTTGCGGTGGTGCTCCACCAAATTCCTTTTCTGTTGGATTTAATTCTAAATAGGTTTTGAAAGGATTGTTCATGCTGAAATGACGATAACCTCTTTCTTTAATCATTGCTAAAAAACGTTCGTTTGAAAGTTCTGCAAGCATTGGCATTGAGTAATAAACCATAACCATCAATACATCTTCAAAAAACAACTCTACCGTAGCGGGTTTGTCAATGTATTCTAAAATAAAACATTCGTTTGGTAGCTCACTTGTGTTTGTTTTGGTTGATAATGATATGGCACCAAATGAACCCCTGCCATCAACTGTCTTGCTTCTGTTATAAGGGTCAACTCCAAAACAACCAACATGACCTGCCATTGGTGCCCAAGCCAAAACACCATTGATTACCTTTTTTTCTTTTTTATTTCTGAATTCTTCAGGAGGATGGCAACCTTTTTTTATCCAGAAACGTCCTTTTGGATTTTCTTTCCATTCAACTATTGTGTCCTGAATTCCATCTTTCCAAACAAAATTTCCACTTTCGATTTCATCGGGTAACAAATCATTCTCATTGTGGTCTATCTGCTCCTGGAGTTTCATTAAATTAAAAGAACAATCGGTAGCTTCATCACGAAAAGCATCACGTTCTGTTCGTGGAAACTGACGTAAAAACTCATTGTATTCCTCCGGATCGTCTTTTAAACTATCAAGCTCATTTTTAAGAAACGTGATTGCACCAATTTCTTTGAGTTCTTTCAATTCATTTAAAACAGGATTTTTAGGGTCTTCTACAATCGAGAATCCATACAAATCAAAAAATCCTTCTATACAATAGGCTGCATCAATAAACAATCTGTATAATCCAGACTTGGTTTGTTTATTCATGTTACGAACATCTTGGTCTGACAACTCCCAAACTTTCTTGAATTCAGAACCTCCTTTTTTCATGGCGTTTACGGTAGAACCTACCATGGCTTTACCAATAATTCTACTACCCAACCTCAAACAGGTTTTTACCACATTCCAATATTGGGAGAATGGTACATCTTTTGGCCATTTTCCACACTCGTCGCAGGAAACACGAAACATTTTATCTCCATCAAAAGCATTTCCTTCGGTATTCGCCCATGAGATTACTGTATCAAGTCCTTCTCCTTCGGTAATGTCTTCTCCAGCTTTACGTTTTTTAGAAGCTTCAGAAAATATTAATTCCGTTTTTGGCGTGGTATTACCATCGACTTCTGGCTGGAAGAAAGGTGGTAATCTTTTGAAAGCGGTAACCAAACGCTTGAATAATTTTTTGGCATCATTTCCTTTTTTGGAAATCATACCCAAAAGTTTGTTCTCTGTTCTGGAACCAACTTCTAATTTTTCGTTGTTGCATAATGCGGACCAACCGAAACGTCTATTCTTTAAATAAATAATTCCGTATGATCTAAAATCAGCTTTACAGGCTTCCCAAAAAATCATCAGTTCATTCTGAATGATTCTTAATTTTGGATAACCGTCTTCTTCTTTGTACCAAGAAAGGAAAAACCAATAGGTGCCAGGAATATAAACTGCTTTGCCGTTTAGGTATATCCAAATGCCTTCTTCTCGTTTTTTAAACTGGCTTTCAATGAACGAAGTGTATTTTTTATTAAATTGAGTTTTTGCATTCAGTCCATCAGGAACAGTTTCTCTTTCCCAAATTTGATTGGCTGCCGTTTTATCCCAATTGATTATTTCTTTATGATCAGGTTTTTCAGGAAATCCAATAAGAAGACCTTTGATGTTGTATATCTCCCCAAGCGTTCCATCTTTAGAGATTATAATAACATCAATAGTTTCATCGTAGCCGTATTTCCAAGATTTGACTTTGTTACGAGCCAATCTTATTTTTTTATCTACAATTTCTGTCTCTATTTTATCTCCTAGGTAGAATATCATTTAATTTCAGTGGCTATTTTTTTAGTCCAACTTTTTTTTGTTGTTGTAATTTCCTCTTCCTCAACACCATTCAATTCATTTTCTAATTCATCAATGCGTTTTAGAGTCCAAATCACATCTTCCGAAGCTTGTCTTTTTGCTTTTAAAACATTGAATAATTTATCGTCTGTGATGGCATCTTCAATGTCTGCATCAATTATTGTTTCTATTTTACTAATAGAATTCTTTAGCCTTTGAATCAGGTTAGGAAGATTTTGTTTGTAGTAACTTTCATCTTGGCTCATACCGCTAATACATCTTTAGTTCTTATCCAATACAATGTTTCGTTTTTAAAAAAGAAAGGAATCCCGACATCAGGCTTAATAAAAATCTCTTGCCATTTTTCTATTCCTTCGTTTTCTAATTTAGCATTTATAGCGATTACTTTTGCCTTTCTGTTTACAATTTCTCCTTTAGGAATAGCAATTAAACTGCTGGATAATTTTGGAGTTTCTGTTATAAATTCTACCATCAAATTATCTTTGAAGCCTTGCCATTCTGAACCTTCATTTTCTCTGAAAAGAACAATCATATCAGGCTCGATTTTGTAAAGTGATTTTTCTTTATCCATTAAATGAATACTTTCCTGCACACCTTCTTTATAAACCTGTCTGTACAATATTGTAGCGTCAAAAATGATTTCGAAACCTTCTTTTATTCCGTGGCTTTCTTCAAGAATCGGGCAGTTGACTACTTTTCCAAATCGGTTTGCCGAACGTTCTCTTGATATTTTTTTATCGACAAAAAGCTCAATATTTCCTATTTCTATTTTGTCCTTAAACGGATCTTTGACTTCAATAATAAAATGGCGCAATCCTTTCATATTTATATTTTTAACATAAATTATTTATATTCAACAAAGCATAGTTATTTTGTAATTATAAAATAAGCTGCTGCTGTGATTACGGCTCCAGTTGTGACTTGCCAGAATGTTTTTTTGTTACGTTCTTTCTTGAATGCTTTTTCGGTGTTGGAAATAATAGTTCGCTGTTCGAAATTGGCTTTGTGGAGCAGGATATTTGCTTTGGTAAGATTGCTATTCATTGTGTCTTTAATGGTGCTTTTCTGTTCTTCAATTACCAATTCTTGTTTTATCAATTTATTTTCTTCAAAACAACCGTCTTTTTCGGCTAATTCCACGATGTTTTTCTTGGATATGGAATCAGACAAAGCAATGCCGTATTGCGTGATGGTAACGGGTAATTTATACCTTTCCTGATAGTAATTGGCGATTTGTTTGGTAGATAGTTTTTGAGCTTTTTCTGCTTCTTTTTTGGTGTTTTTTTCTACTTCAACAATTTGTATTTCAACTTTTTGCTTTTGCTTTTCTAACAAAGTGATGCTGTCGTTCAAAGCGTTGTTTTTGGCAACGTATTTATCAGCTGATTTAGTAAGTTCAATTACATTTTTTTTGAGTTGATTATTGGCCAAACTCAATTCTTTTTCTCCTTGACAGGATTTGAACAGAAAAAAACACAAAACAATAATCACGATGTATTGCCCGTAATCCAAAATCAAGGATTTCAATATGGCGATGTCTATTTTTTTCATTTTGTTATAGATTTACGTGAGCAAAAATAGCCACTGATTTATTTCTATTTCTTATCATTACTTGTCCACCGTTGCTGTCGTTGCCAACTGCTGTGTTACCTTCAATAGTTTCAAAGGTGTTTTTGTCTATCCATTTTACAAATATTCCGGTGTGGTCGTAACGTCCGTCTTTATTCCAATCAAAAAACACAATATCGCCTTCGACTGGTTTCGTGGTTATTAAATTGTTTTTCTTAAAATAAGCCACTGCGGTTTGGCATCCAGCAAAGCCTTTTGTAAATCCAATTTTTGGCAATTGAAATCCTGCTTGTGCATAGCACCAGGAAACAAACATTCCGCACCAAGCTACGCCATCAAATCCAAACCATTTTCCGTACTTGGTTTTGTTGCTGTTTAATGGTTTTTCTCCTGATCCGATTTCTCTTTCGGCTATTCTGATTATTTCATTCATAACTATTCAATTGGTTTTTCTATTTTTTTAAGCAGCACATTAATTGTACTCATAAATCCTTTTCTAATAGAGGAAAGTAACATCGATACGACATCAACGTTCTTTACTTTTTCTTTGGTCTTGATAACATACATGGATGTAAATATTGAAAAGCCTTCAGCTAAAACCAGCACTTTCATTACTCCGTCAACTAGAGGTGTAAAATCATAACCCAATCCTTTGCCTACTAATGCTAAAACCATTGGAATTATCAAAATCAAAAGCTTGGTTGAAAATCCCCAAAACAGTATTCCAAAATTGAATTGATCTCCTAATCTTAATGCTTTTGCTATTCCAAATATGGTATCTAGCGCCATAAGTAGCATTAATATTTGTACAATTTCGAGATTGATATTCAGAAACAAAGCTGTTGAGTATAAAGCAGCTTTTATTTCGTCAAAATGTTTAAGGTATTTGTCCATTGATTTCATGGCTTTTAATTAATTGTTTTTTGCTATTAAGGATAAGCTATTCTTGCTTTTTTCCTGAAAAGAAAACAGCAGGAAAATAAGCTAAAGCGACAACAACAGCTACATCCCAAGCGGTTCCAAAATTTACTTTTGTCGTGAATAAGCTAAAATCAAATTCAAGTGTTTCTTGTAAATGCTGAATCATTGGATTAACTCCCTGCCAAACCAAGTCTAATAATGCTGTACCTAGAGTGATAATGAATCCTAGCATTAGTTCTTTTAGATTGATGTTTTTGAAATTTGAAAATTGATTTTCCATAGTTGTTTATTTTTTAAAGATTTTGATTATTGCTTCAATCAACTTTTGAAAGAAGTTTTTCTTTTTTGTTGTTACTGGTTTGGGTTCTGGAATTGGTATTTCATATTTTGGAACGTTTAACGGAACTTCTTTCGGTTTCATATCAGATTGCATTATTGGGAATGTTTCCCCAATTGTGTAATCGTTAGTTGCTGATGCTACAATGCTTTCTTGTGCATTAGAAATACTACTTAATAGTAGCACTGTTATTATTAATTTTTTCATCTTTTATTAGCGTATAAGTTCCTCGATAAACTTCCCAAGTTCTATTTTTGTAATCTGTTTTGTAAACTGGATTTGCTTTTATCATAATGTACTATTATAAAATTGTGTCAAACAAGGTACACCAGTTGTACATTTTATGCGAAACATCCGAACCGCCTAACACATCAGGAAAATTATATGTAATGTCTTGTTTATCTCTTAAGTTTCCTGAACTTATATCTGAACTACCTGTTCCATTTATAGCATACGTAAGTTTCTTTCCTACAGGCGAACTGGAACAAGTTATTTTTACAACATTCCATTTATTTATCTGAACATTTGTAATGATATTAAGAAAACTATTTTGTGCTCTATCTCCAGAATTTCGAATTTGAAAACCTTTAGAAATTCCTCTGTCAATTACACTTGTAGTATCAAATGTTAAGGAATTTTGAACACCTTTAAACTTTACATAAATATCATTTCCAACAATTGTATAACTATCAATTGTAAGACACGAATAAGGCAGTTTATCAATAACTAATCTTTTATAAGCAATTCCAGCATATCCACCAAACCATCTACTACCAACTGCGGAAAAGTGAACATTATCTCCTATTTTTGGCAAATGATAGATAGGTGTAACTAAATGTACATTATCTAAATCATTTGCTATTTGAAGTTGAGCCAATGAAACATCTGGATATGTAAATTTTGCAGGAGTATAAAAATCAAAGCAAGCAACTTGGTATATAAAAAATTGAATGTCATTTGTTTGATTTGTAATAGCCTTAATATCAATGTTTAAATCGTTAAATAAAGAGACCATTGCATTGTAGTAATCTAATTTACTCATGTCGCTATAAGTATCGCTTTCTCCCTGCAAAAACACAATAACAGGAACGTGATAAGTTTTGCCACTAGCATTAGCTAAAGCTTTCCCATTAGTAACATCTGCAATTAATCTAGTATAATAAATTCCACTTGTGTTTGCCAATTCAGCTATTCCTTTTCCTCCCATACCAGGTGCGGAAGTTAACAATTGATATTGTTGTTCGGTATAAGCGAACCCATCTTCTGAATCAATTAATTCTACTATAGTATCAGCTGTTCCACCGCAAGGGGTTTCTCCTCTAAATGATGCACCTACAGGAGTTTCCCCTCCAGTATAAGTAAAAACGTTTTCAATGGCTGGAATCAAACTACTATATATTGTAGCTTGGTTTCGGTTTTCCCAAACCCTAATTCCACCGTTAAACATTAAGGAGTTATATTTTTGTGTAGCTAGTAATATTTTATCTTCCCAGTCACCTTGACTTAATGATTGTCCATAATAAACAATATGATTAATGTCATAATCATAATTTTTTGCAGGTTTTAAATCTATATTTTCAACAACATTTTCAATTTTATTATTTAAAATTTTTGCTACATTAGCTGATGCTGCTTTCGAAGTACTACTTGAAGTAAGAGAATTATCAATATCTTCAATATCTAATTTATTTTCAATAGATTCTTTTAAACTAGCAAGTTGAATATAACTAATATTGTCTGTTAGATAATCAAACTCATTTGCGCAAAATCTAACATAAACAGTATTAGCAGGAACAGCAATACTACCTACTAATCCCCCTATAACTCCTGAAATAAATACATTATCAATATCATAAAAAGCAACTTGAAGTACGTTAGAGGGTGTTCCAATGCCTTCATAAGTAACAGTACTTCCTACTTTTGTTTTTAATCTAGGACTATGAAACCAATTAGAATCTGTACCATTTCCTTGTACAACTCCATTAGTATCGATGTAGCCAAAAGTTCCAGTAAGTTCTTGTAAAATTCCCGAAAATACTTTTTCTACTGAATAATTAACATCGTTTTCAAGTTCAGCAATTTTATTAGCATTTTCAATTATCTTGTTTTCAAAAGCTTCATAAAGTGTAGCATTAATAATAGCATCCGAAACAGAAGCTACAGCATTAGCGGCAAACATTGCATAAAAAGTATTAGCAGGTACAGTAGTACTTCCGTTTGCGCCCCCTATAACTCCTGAAATAAATACATTATCAATATCATAAAAAGCAACTTGAAGAGTATTGCTCGGTAAACCTGTTTGCGAATAAGTAACAGCACTTCCTACTTTTGTTTTTAATTTATTAGTATGTTTCCAAGTGTGGTCTGTTCCGTTGCCTATCAAATTACCGGACAAATCAATATATCCTGATGTAAGAGGAAAATTTTGTAAAATACTTGTAAAGTTTTTTTTAAAAATATATACAATATTATCTAAATCATTAAGTTTAGCATACCCTGTTAATACTAAAGCAGTTTGAGTAATACTATAAACACCTGAAGCATCACGAGCAATAACAGCAATACTATTAGAATTTACAACTACACCTCCTAAATTAGTATAAGTACCCGGTTCTAATGCAATACCTGAAGCTATACCTGTACCAGCAAAAGCAGGAGAAGAAGGTACTAAAGCTTGTCCAGTAACTCCTGTTACAGCAGCAGTAATAGCATCTTCTAAATCTTTTGCTGTACCAACATAACCTCCTAATGAAAGTTTATCTGCTAAAGCAATTACATCAGCATCAGAAAGAGGTTTATCAGCATCTTTGGTATTATCAAGATTTGTCAGTTTTTCTATTTCAGTATCAAGGACCAATGATTTACCTGCTGATTTTGGCTGTCTTGTTTCAATATCAGTTTTAAGAGTTTCAGCCGTTCCTACGTAGTTTCCCTGATCCAGTTTGTCCTCAAAGTTTTCTTTTACATCGAAGTAAGCGCTATAAGTTGCGTTGGCAACTAGATTCCCTGAATAAAAGCTTTTGTATAAAGTTACATCAAGCTCTAAATATTCGGTTTGATTGGTAATGTTGGTTATTTTGAATGTGGCAAAATTGTTTGAATTAGAAGGATTTCTTAACTCAATTACGATATTCTGCAAAGTGTCCAGCTTAACGAACAAAGCGGTCAAATCCTCTTTAGAAACTGATTGTTTATTGAAAAAGAGTTTTGTTATTTGAATAGGATTCGTAATCGCTGCATTTGACGAAAACAATCCAATACTACCGTAATTAGGCGAAAACTTATAAGTAATATAATCTTTTCCGCTTGTGGCATTTAGTAATTGAATTATGGACTCAATCGAAAGATTTTGATCTTGACCGTCTTCTGACCTTGAACCAAACAATATATCGGTTAATGATGGAGCACTGTTCACTGAATATCTATTTGCCTTTGCCATTTTTACAGTAATTAAAATCTATTTTAAAAACAAAGATAATAGATTTTATTTATAATAACATAAACTTTTTATATTTGTAATATAATTTATTTATATTTTAGAGATGGAGAAAAAAGCAAAAGATTTAGTGTCTAAAGAAGCTATGGAAATCATAAAAGCAAAACGTTGTAGGCTGCGTTTAGACAAGCAAAGCAGGGCTAAAAAACCTAAATACACCAAGATAAAGGAACTATATGTTTTTCAGGGATATGATTTGCTTGAAAACATGATCGTGGTGCGGCAGTATGTTCAAAAAAAACATAATATTGATTTGGGATTGCTTGAAGTGTTGCTTTACCTTAACCCAAAGCAATATTTTACCCAGGCTGATTATGCCGATATGCCAAAGCAATTCAAATACCAATCGATAAAGAACCTTATTGCTACAGGCTTTGTTGCTACTTTGCAACACGGTACAGATTTGGGTAAAAATGTGTATAAGGTAAACCGAAAAGGTCACGAAATTGTATGTGAGTTTTATGAACTGCTTTCTGGAGAAAAGAAGTTTCAGGAGAATTCTAACAATCCAATGTCTAAAAAGAAAAACAGATCTGCTTTCGACAAGAAAAGAATGGATTTGATTAAAAAAATCAATCTGCTTCCGGCTCCGGAATCAAAGAAGGGTCTTTACCAATAAAATATTCCCTTCGCAATTTGTTTATTGGCTCTTTGTTGATGGCTTCTAATAGTTTGCGAAGCACTTTGGCTCGTTGTTCTTCTGAACCTTTGAAGAAAAAAACAGGGCTGATTTGGTACAATCCACGGCCTTTGAGTTTGATAAGCAAATGATTTTTGGTCAAATTGGCAAAACTTCGGTGGATGGTGGTGTCGGAATATTTGTCTTGACCAATCTTTTTTAGCAGCTGATTGAATTTTTCACGAACTTGAAAACAATTGGTAATTAAATTTTGATCGTCCATTTCTTCGGTGACAAAATCAAGAAATATCCTTTCGGCTTTGGATAAGCGCATTAATAATGGTAAGGAATTGAAATACCTTTTGGTAAAAGCGGATTCTACAGCAACAGAGGCGAATCGCAAAAGCTCTAAATTTTCATTGTAGCTTCGCGAAACGTCCTTTGCCAAATACTGTATTACCTTTTTTTTTTCATTGAGAAAGAACTAATCTATCTTTTTTCTTGTACACAGATAGTCTCGTTTGGAGCGTAGGTGTTGCTTATCAACAATCTATTGTAATTTTCAAGTTCTTCAATAAATCCTTCTGTATGATCTTGCAGATTTGAAATTTCTCCTAAAAAACCAGAAGAACGAGGTTTTTGTTCAATAGTATTATCCTTTACCGGCGGATGTTCTCCTATTATTGAAGCAACTACTCCTTGGGCGTTTTGCAATAATGAATACAATCTTTCATTAATGTAATTTTGTCTGTTTTTAATTTGTTCTAAAGTCATTTTCTTGGGTTTTATTTGTTATTAATTATTTTTATTTACCACCACACGTCTTTGTGAATTGTCTGAAACTTATTTTCATACTTTATAAATTTGAAGATAAATCCGTAATCGTGACAAACGAACTTTTTTCCAATCCATCCGAAATTATTCCTTTTTAAATCGGTAAAAAAATCAGGCACTTTTCTAGGCCTTACATTATATATTTTTTCATAAGTACGTTCCATAACCAGCAACTTACCATTAGGACTAATCCACTTAACAGGAGCAAACCATTCTTTTACCCATGATAAATTTCCTTGAAGATCTTTAATTTCATCCCACAGGAGATATTCCACCATATTGTGTCCGCTATTGCCAGTTTCAACTTTAATTACATATTTTGGGTCTAAATTATAAACGTAAGTATGCCTTGTTGAGCCTTCTCCCAATATTTCACCGCACAATGAAAGAACCATTTCTGTTGAAACATCCTGCCACGAAATTAAATTGGCTGTTTCCTGTAAGTTGTTTAAATTGTTGACTAATCTCATAATACTGCAATTACATCATTCAATTCATTTAAAATAAGGCAGTCTTTCCCGTTGTGCGTTACTGAAGAACCACAATGATCGTAATAACGAATAGTATCTCCTTCTTTTACAGAAGTTACTTTTGGACCAATCGTCAAAACCTTGCCTTCTAATTTATTTTGTACTGCAACACCTGGCAGAAATATTCCCGCAGCTGTTTGTGTTTCGGCTGGCGCAATTTCTACCAGTATTTTATTTCTGATTAATTTTTTGATTTCCATTTGCTCCATTTTATTTGCTCCAGAATGATTTATGAAACCAGTCAATTTGTGGTTCTTTGCTTTTGGCTGTGTAATCTACTTTGATTCTGCCACGCTCTGAATCTGTTTTTAGAACAGTGCCAAAATATTTGATGTTGTCGATTACAACAAATACTTTATCGCCTGCTTCAAATCCTGTTGAATTAAACAATTCCATTACAATTTGGTTAGAAATTCATAGAGTTGTTTATTCCATCGGGCATCTTCAATAGCATTGTGTGATTTTGAAGGGTCTTGTTTTGGGTAATCAGGGTGGTTTTTAAATCTTTTTAAAGCATCATTAAAAGATGTCGGTTTGCGTCCAAAAAACTTCATTGGTAAAGGCATATAGAAATTTACTTTATCATCCAACATCTGCTTTAAATCCTTGCAGTACGTTGGAAATCCATCTGGTAAATCAATCATTTTACCGAATAACCAACAGAATACTACCCAGTCGTAATCTGCATAGTACGCGTAGAATTCTGGTTTATCCCAAACGATGTCACCTTTAGTTATTTTATCACTTAAATCACTTCCTATTTTAAACTTACCTTTTTCGTTTTCTTCAAATTTTGCATTAGTTGTAAATGAGATAACTTTTTCTGAAATTTCCTTGTTGGTTTTTCCGTAAAGTTTTAATAAAGACTTCAATGATTTATAAGAAAAGCGTTTGTCAAAATATCCTGCATCGACACCTTTATTGAAAAGATCGGCTTGTGAATTTGAATAAATATCATTAGTAAGTTCGTATGTTTTAATCAATTCTCTCCAAATTGGCTTCAAAACATTATCACGAAGCCAGTAAATTTTCTTTCCATCAAATCCATTTTGCTTTTCGAAAGAAGTTTGCTCTTCTCTTTGAAATCTGTTCCAGGCTTCTTCCAAATTGAAATCTTTGGAAACAGCATAATACTCTCGACCATCTTCAGCGACAATTCCAATACTGATTAAATCAATAGTATTTGGAGTTTGTTTTCTGAATAATGAAATTGGGAATTTCTCTTTTTGTGGTCCTTCTAAAAATTCGGTGTCCAGGAAATATTTCATAATTATTTATTTAATATTGTTATGTGAATATAATCTACGGTCATTGTTTTTATTTTGTGCGATCCATAATGCTCTGCTTCCAGTCGCTTCATTACACGATATACAAAATTGTTTTGAGCTTGGTTGGACATACGGTGATCAGGATCAACTAACAAATCGCTGTTTTCAGGAACTATAGAACGGCTTCTGTTTAATGCCGCCTTTCGCAACAAGAAAAGTTGTCCTTTTTTAAATAATTCCTGTACTGCTTGGTCTATTAGTCTTGTTGTTTGTCCGGATCTTCTCATTGCATTAGTCTTGAATTAATACTCCAATACACTTACAAGGATGCTCGTTTATCAAATGAATTTCCTCTTGGTCATCGTCAAAATGCAAATCAAAATCTTTTAGGAATTTGTATTTTTCTACATAAGAAGTAAATCGAATGTTCTTTTCTGGAATTCCTACTTGTTGGGCAATCTCGAAAACTTGTCGGTTGTCGTACAAATGTTTTTGTCCAACTATATTTGGTTTTCTAGAAGTGGTAATATGAACGTCTGCTCCCAAAGCAATAAACTTCTTGGCCAAGTCCTGATATTTAGGATTTGTAAGCGAATGATCGAAGTCGAATGAAACTTTCATTATTTCTTAAGATTACGTTTTACAGTTTTGACTTTATTACAATCACAGTTTTCACACTTACACTTTTTCTTGGAAACAGAAGTTACAATCGTTGCATATTCTCCGTTTTTCCAAAAGGTAATTGCGCCGCCTACCGAAGTCCAAATTTCGGCTTCGTCGTCATATTCAAATTCGGTTATACCTGTTACGTCAATATTGATTTTATTGGTAAGGCAAGTAATTGTTTTGGCGTTCGAAAATTCTTTTCGTACCGCTTGGAGGTTTGGTTTTTTATTGCTCATTTTTACTTTATTTAAACATTCGACGAACGTATTCTGCAACCAAAGCGCCATCCACCATTCCGTCATTGTGATTTATTGAAGCACTTCCTTTATTAGTCACTTTGAAATTTTCGGATGGCCAAAGATTCACAGCTGCCATTATTGAAGTAGCTTTAGTATCATTCGTTTTACCATCAACTTTTTTCTGGGTTTTGACGTGTTTCCAGCATTCTTTTTGCCATTCCTTTGGTTTGATAAGGATGAAAGGAGTTTTAAGCCCTATCATAATCCCTTCAATCAATCCAACGCAATGTGACAAAGAAGCTACTGCACTTTTGCCAACTCCAAAAATGATGTCAGGATTCTCTAAACCAATTTTATGAAACTCTCTACTGGTTAGAATATCAACAATTCCTTGTCTGTCATATTCTTTACCAATAAGCGGTGTGCCTATTTTTTCTATAACAGTTGAGTTTTCGTCAATTATTACAAATGCACCTTGTTTGCCTGGATCAATTCCTAGATAGTATTTCATACTTTGTCTTTTTCTTCGTATTTCACTTTTTTATTCTTCAACAACCATTCAGGAGCCGTTAGGTAATATTCAGGGAGATTGTTTTCTACTTCAACTTTTTCAAGGGTACAAAGTGATTTTGCAAACCATTCTGATCTACTTGCGCCTGTGTAGTTTCCTTTCTCGTCATAAAAAACATCAACCAAAAGAGAATAGCTTTTATCACTTTCTGCCCAATGTCCTACTCGAACTCTATAATCTGCCATGGGTTATTTTAGTTTATCTAAATTGACTTTTCTGCCAATGAATTTTGTCGGGTCTTCGTCGTATTCGTCAATGATAGAATTCAGGTAGAAAAATTCATGGGGCAATTTAGTTGCTGCCTTAACCACAAATCCATTAATCGAATTCATTACGTTGATTAACATTTCAGGTTCGGCTCCATACAAATTAGAAATGTTTTTATTGGCTTTTCGGATAAGTGCTTTGTTTGCTTTTTCTAATACATTTTTCAAGTACTTATCGTGGTCTGGTTCGCCAATAAGCAAATCATTAGCCTCCATGCACAATTGATTGAAAATAATAGCACGCAAGACTTTGTTTTTATATTCCAATTCTTCAGGAGAATATATGTTTTGCTTCCATGAATCATTGCCTTCTTCATAGAATTTCCATTCACCGCTATTTACTTTTTGAAGCAATTGTATAATTGCACAAGATGTAAGTTGTTGCGCTGTGCATAAAGACAGATAAACAAAAGCCAACTGAATTTATAAAAACATTCAAGCCATTGTTAGGTAATAAAAATATAATTCAGTCCAGTAAATTTCCTTTAAGAGAACCACTGACTTCTACCCATCCATTGATTGACGATAATACTGAAAACCATGGGAAA